TGGGCGAGTTGTACAAACTCGTAAGTGAAGCCCCTGACTTGGCGGCAAAGGAACCTTCCTCGCCCCAATCTTCTTTTAACGCACACCGATAGGAGCGTACATCATGGCATTACCAGAGCAAATTCGTAAACAGACTGAGGCCGTTCAGGAACTCTACAAGCAACTCAACAGCGAGGGAACCGAGGGCGCGGAGAATACTTCGCCGTCTAATGACCCTTCCCCCGACGCTGGGACGCCTGCTGCGAATGAAGTGCCTGCTGCCCACAGCACTGGTACAGAAAATGCTGCGCCGTCGTCAGGTACAGAGCAAAGCGCTGACGATCCAAATTCTGAGACTTATGCTCAGAAATGGCGAACCCTTCAGGGCATGTACAACGCGGAAGTCCCGCGATTGCACGCCAACAACCGAGAGTTGCAGTCTCGTGTAAGCCAAATGGAGCAGTTACTTTCAACTCTATCTGCGCCACCCACTCAGGCTCCTGCAAATATGCAGGCTCCTGTTCTTGTCTCCGATAAGGAGAAAGAGGAGTATGGTGAGTCGTTGGATGTGATGCGAAAGGTGTCGAGAGAGGAACTTGTTCCTATGATCGGCAAACTTGCTGCGTTGGAAGGCGCTATCCAACAGATTGCCGCCAGTTTGAATACCGCGATTGTCCCGCAAGTACAACGAGTCGCTCAACAGCAGGCTATGTCTGCTGAGGATCGCTTCTGGGGGCAGTTGTCGCAGGCTATTCCTAATTGGCAGCAGATCAATAACGATACCGATTTCCAAACTTGGCTTCTCGAAGTTGACCCGATGACAGGCGTGAACCGCCAAGTTTATCTGGAGCAAGCACAAGCAAATCTCGATGTAGGTCGTGTAGTCTCGTTCTTCCAGACATTCTCTAAAATTACTGGTAAGTACCAACCGACTGCTAATGCTCAATCCAATCGGTCTGCCTCAGAACTTGAACGGCAGGTTGCGCCGGGTCGCGGACGCGGCACGAACGCACCTACTGGGCAAACTTCTCGTCAGTACTCTCCTGATGACATTAAAGCGTTCTTTAACGACGTTCGTCAGGGTAAGTACAAAGGACGGGAGGCTGAGCGTGACCGCATCGAACGCGACATCTTTGCTGCACAGCGGGATGGGCGCATTGTTGCTAACGCTTAATCTGGAGAAATATCATGTCTTTTCCTACTTCTGCTGGTCGCCCGAATTATTCGGGTAACTTCATCCCCGAAATTTGGTCGGGCAAACTGATCGAGAATTTCTACGACGCAACTGTGTTGAGCGCAATCTCCAATACAAATTACGAAGGCGAAATTCGTAACATGGGTGATACGGTCAACATCCGTACCACTCCTGAAATCACCATCCGTACGTACACCAAGGGTCAAACTCTACAAGTAGAGAACCCTGACAAACCTAAACTGCAACTGCTCATCGACAAAGGCGAGTACTTTGCTTGCGTTGAAGACGATGTGGATAAAGTTCAGTCTGACATCAACCTGATGGACACTTGGTCTAAAGACGCTTCTGAGCGTATGAAGATTAAGATTGACCAACGTGTGTTGACCGATATTCTTCCTGACGTTGCGTCTACCAACAAAGGTGCAACTGCTGGTCGTATCACTGGCAACATCGACTTGGGTACTACTGGTGCTCCTTTTGCGATTACTAAATCCAACGTGTTGGATTACATCGTTGCCATGGGCACTGTGTTGGACGAAGCCAATGCTCCTGAGGCTGGTCGCTTCTTGGTTATTCCTGCAAAGATGGCAGGCATGATTAAGAAATCTGACCTGAAGGATGCGTCTATTACTGGTGACAGCATGTCTGTTATCCGTAACGGTCGCTTGGGCATGATTGACCGTTTCACCATCTACATGAGCCACAACTTGTCCGTGTCTAGCGGTAAGTTCAACCTCATTGCTGGTCACAAGATGGGCTTCACCTTCGCTTCGCAGATGACCAATATGGAAACCATCCGTTCTGAGTCCACGTTCGGCAACATCATCCGTGGTCTGCAGGTGTATGGCTACAAGGTCACCAAGGGTGAGGCACTGTCCACTGCTGTTGTGCAGTTCGCTTAATCGACACTCTAGGAGGATTTAATCATGGCTGCATATACCGACTCCCTCGGCTTCAATAAGGGTACGGCTTCGTACCCGGCCAACAACCACGATGTCAACAAGTTCGAAGTCGAACTGGACTTTGCTGAAATCGTGGCTGCCCGTTCGGCTGCTGGTGCTACGGCGCTGGCTGCTGGTGATACGCTGCAAGTGATCAGTCTCCCGGCTGGTTCGATCGTTCTCTCCGCTGGTCTGATGGTGACTTCGGCTGAGACGACCAACACCACCGCGACGTTTGATCTGGGCTATACCGGCGGCTCTCCGGCTGCTGCCAACGCCTACGCAAACGACGCAGCGTCGAACTCGACTGGCCTGAAGGCTGCTGATCTTGCAAACCCGACCGTCGTTGCGTCGGCAGATACTATCGATCTGCTGATCAATACGGCTGTTCCGGCAAACTGCGTGGTCAAGGCTTTCGCTGTCGTCGTTAACGCTAACTAAGTTGATGGGGGCTCCGGCCCCCGTCTCTCAAGGAGATTGACATGGGCGTTTATCGTGGCATAGCTCAGGACAATGTTCAGATCAACAGCGGTCGCGCTACGCTGGATGTTCTGAACATGAATGGTCCTGTTGACCTGAAAACCTACACCGTAGCAACAGTACCGGCAGCAGCTTCGTATACCGGTTCTATCATCTACGTATCAAACGGTGCGGCTGGTAACCCTGTTGTTGCGTTCAGCAACGGCACAAGCTGGTTGCGTGTTGATACGCTGGCGGCAATCGCTGCGGCGTAACAGGACGGGGCTTCGGCCCCTCCTCTGAATTAAGGATTTTGTCATGCCGACCAATCTGACTGGTAGTACGATCGCTGATACGTTTGATCAGCTACTGCATGTAAACGACGGGCCCGAGGCTACGGAGAAGGTCGTCTACAGCGGCACCGGCGTTGCTACGGCATTGAAGGTGGGTACTCAGTCCGCGTCGGTAGACAACATCAAATTTGATGGCAACACCATCTCTACGACGGACACCAATGGTAATCTGGTTCTGTCACCCAATGGCACCGGTGAAGTCACGATCGATAATCTTGCGATTAGTGGCAACACTATATCTTCGACAGATACAGATGGCGATATCATCCTTGCCCCCAATGGTACGGGCACCGTAAATATCGACAAGGCCAATATCACTGGCGGATCAATAAGCGGAGCAGTATCGTTTGCAGGTGGCTCGTTTAGCGGTATGACGCTGGTGTCTGCCACGACGATAACTGGTACTACGACGACTAACGGCGGTAATCTACGTCTTACTGGCAACACACTAAGCAGTACGAATACAAACGGTGACATCACTGTTTCTCCGAATGGCACTGGCAAGATGCTGATCACAAAGCCGTTCGGTTATAGCGGTAGCGGCACAGGTGGGGCTGTGACACAGGCAACAAGCCGTACAACTTCTGTGACTCTAAACAAAATATGCGGACAGATTACGCTAGTTGCTGATTCTATTGCAGGATTATCGTCACAAGAATTTTCACTGGCAAACAGTTTTATTGAATCGACAGACATAGTGCTGGTTAGTTTTGCATCTGGTCTTACGTCAGCGCAGTATGCTGTGACCGTTACACAGACTGATAGTGGTTCATGCAAGATTGCAGTTCATAACGTAAATAACTCAGCAACTCCGACTGATACACCGGTGCTTAACTTCATCGTCATTAAAGCGGTCAACGCATAAGGGGTAGAGCATGGCTAAGACTCCAGCATGGCAAAGGAAGGAAGGGCAAGACCCAAAAGGCGGCCTGAACGCCAAAGGTCGTGCGTCCTACAACAAGGCGACCGGCGGTAATCTAAAGCCGCCGCAACCTGAAGGTGGCCCAAGAAAAGACTCCTTCTGTAAAAGAATGTCAGGGATGAAGAAGAAGCTGACCTCCGCCAAGACTGCGAATGATCCGAACAGTCGTATCAATAAAGCGTTACGCGCATGGAAGTGCTGATATGAAAAAGCCAGTGTGGGAAAAACCGCGCCCCAAGAATCTTGGTCCATCCAAGAAACTGACCCCGGCGCAAAAAGCCAAGGCAAAGACAATGGCTGCCAAAGCAGGTAGGCCGTATCCAAACCTTGTGGACAACGTGAGAGCCGCGAAAGGGAAGTGATATGGCTAAGTCAGCGAATTGGATTCAGGGCGCGATCAAAAAGCCCGGTGCCCTGCGTAAGACAATGGGTGTGAAGAAGGGCGAGACTATCCCAACTGAGAAGTTGGCGAAGGCCGCGAAGATGCCGGGTAAGACCGGCCAACGTGCACGACTAGCGCAGACGTTACGCAAACTGGGGAAATAACAATGAGCAAAATGTACATTCGTGTAAGGAAAGACGGTTTCATCTACGACTACAGCGACATCCTCGCTCGTAATCCTGACTGCGAAGTCATTCCGGAGGAGATCGCGTTCCCGGAACGCTTCGTGTTGCCAGAGGTTATCGAGAAGGTGAAGGTCGAGCGCAAGAAGCGCGGCGCTGCACTTGATCTCACAACTGCTGACATTCCCGAGGAGCCGGTCTATACTCCTGCGGAACTGGCAGCCGACGCCAGCAAGGGGTTACCTGAATGACACCCGCAGAAGTCATAGCCGAAGTACGGAACATCGTCCAAGATACACGGGCTACGTTCCGTTACAGTAATACGCTCTTGTTGGGCTTCGTTAATACGACCATCAAGCGTATGGCTATACTTCGCCCTGATCTTTTCACTGTGATCGGTGACATCAATGTCACGGCAAATACAGTAGTGCAGGATTGCCCCGCAGGCGCGGTACGTTTGGTCGAGATATTCCAAGTGAAGAATGGAGACGTGATCACTGAAGTCTCCCGCGAAGTGCTTGATCAGACGTATCCCGAGTGGCGCACAGAGACACCCGGCACTCCGGTGAATTACATGCGGCATGTGCGTAATCCTACGCAGTTTTTCCTTGTGCCCCGTCCTGTGAGTTCGGTTGTATTGATTGGCGAATACGTCGCTTCTCCTGCTACTTATACGATCGACCAAACGATCGACTTGCCGGATGCGTACTTCCCTGTATTGGTGGACGGCACAGTATTCATGGCTGAGTCGGTGGATAACGAGCATGTGAATTCGGGCAGAGCGAAGCTGTTTCAAGATTCGTTCACTCAGTTGCTTGGTGTCGGTTTGCAGTCTCGGTCAGTGACCGACACTGAGGAAGGCGGGCTTGACCCGCAACAGGTGATCTGATGGCTACTCGTGATTTTGATTCGCTTGCCGTACGACTGCAGCCGACTGTGCCGGGTTGTCCGCGTCAGACGATTGTGAAGTACATACGCGACGCTGCGATCAAGACGTGCGAGCGTACGCTCGCGTGGCGCTATCAGGTGCCCAAGTTTGATCTGACCCCGGGAACGTACCTCTACGACTACCGGCAGCCGTTCGACTCTGAAGTCCATGCGGTGTTCAAAGTATTCATGAACGACTCTCCGCTGGAGGTCTTGACGCTCGACCGTGCACTGGAGTTGTACCCGGCGTGGGCAGACAAGTACACCACTTCGGGCGACATCGCTACCTACGGCAGTCAGCCAAGATCAGTGACCGAAGTATCCCCCAGTCAGTTTGCCGTGCTGCCTCTGCCAGATGCTGTGCGTACATACACTGTACGTATGTTTGTGGCGCTGAAGCCCACGAGAGGTGCGTCTGGCATGGACGAAGTGATCTTCGATGACTTGGAGGACACGATCATGCATGGGGCGTTGCAGATGTTGCTGGTGCTACCCAAGACAAACTGGGCTGACCGGGAATTGGCAGCGTATCACGCGAAGCAACATCTTGCGCAGCTTGTCGAGCGCCGCGCCCGGGCGAATCTCGGTAGTGCACGTGCTACGTTCTCGGCGCAGATGCAGCCGTTTGGAGCCTGATCATGGCGACGATACGACTTGTTAAGGATGACACGGGCCCGCAGTTGCGGCTGACGTTTACTGATCAGGTAACCGGTGAAGCGGTTGATCTGTCTGGTGCGTCAGTTACGTTGCACTTTAGAGCCGTTAATACGACGACAGTATTATTTAGTCGGGCTGCGTTGATACAGACGCCAGCAACCGCTGGTATTGCTGTAATAGCGTGGGCGGAAGGCGACCTCAACCAAGCTGCTGGAGATTATGAGGGTGAGGTAGAGGTTGTTCTAAATAGCGGTCTGCGTGAGACGCAGTTCGATTTGTTGCAGTTCACGATCCGAGAGGACTTCACGTGAAACTGAAGGTAAGTGTCTCCTACATCAAGTTGCGGGCTACTGCGCTGGCAAAGCGCATGACCGTAGCTGTAGGGGAGTTTATCGCCACAATTTTGAAGTTTGATACTGCATCAGCGTCAGACCAGTTTAGTAAGCGCCCGGGAAAAAGACCTAGTGATAGCGCAAGGTTTACGGATTCGTTGTACTGGATTCCAACCAAGGTTATTACAACCCGTGGAGCATTTTTTGATGGTGGCGACCCGCCGTATTTTTTACAAGATTATGTTGTCGGTGCACCGGATAACCAGACATATACACTGGTTGGTGGGTTTATAAAAGACATCGCCAAGGTACTGCAGGAAACTCCTGCTACTAGCGAAGTAGTGGCGAAGGCGTTTGCTCGGTCAATCAATGACGGGATGTTTGTTACTGATGACGTGAATGGTGCTGCAGCAGGTGATGATCAGATAACACAATATTTCAAAGTAACTAGCGAACTTACACAAATTACCGATGCGGTGTCTAAACGACCGCTTAAGGCATTTACTGATTCATTTGCTACGACAAGTTCAGGGTCACTAAGTATCCAGAATTATACGATCGATATGACGTATTTTTTGGAGGACTATGTTGGTATAGGGCGCAACTGGTCATATGGTAGGAGGGCGTTTGAAACAAGTTCATCTGTATCTTCTTCCGGGGTACTGTTTATCCAAGACTATGCTGCGTCCTCATATTTCTCCGAGGATTATGTAGGCATATCCCGATCTTTTACGTAAAGGAAATATCATGAGTACTTTGAATGAAAACCTGTGGTTGGAAGGCCAACTGGACATCGTGCTGTTCGACAAGAACGGTCAAGTTAAACAGGCACAGACCGTCGAGAATCTGGTGGTCAACGCTGGTCTGGCGTACATCATCAGCCGCATGGTAAATACGTCCAAGACGGTTATGGGCTTTATGGCTGTGGGCTCCGGTTCTACCGCAGCAGCGGCTGGCGACACGGCACTAGGCAGTCAGTTGGGTAGCCGTAAGGCACTGGACAGTACTACGATTACGGGTTCAAATAATGAGAAGGTGCAGTATATCTGCACGTTCGCAGCAGGTGAGGGCACCGGTGCAATTACTGAAGCCGGTATCTTCAATGCGTCGTCCAGCGGTGATATGCTATGCCGCACTGTGTTCGCAGTAGTCAATAAGGCTGCAGACGACACGATGGTGATTACTTGGACTGTTACCCTGTCCGCATCGTAAGAGGTGAGTCATGACAACTATCGTTACTCGGGCCGGTAAAGGCTCGCCGCTTACCAACAATGAAGTTGATACCAACTTCACCAACCTGAATACGGCTAAGGTTGAGGGCCCGGGTGCGTCCGTTGATGGCGAGATTGCGCTGTACAACAGCACCTCGGGGGCATTACTTAAACGTGCGTCGATCACTGGTCTGGTCAAGGCTTCCGGCGGTGTTGCTGCTGTGGCAGTGGCAGGCACAGACTATCAGGCTGCGATTTCTGCGACCGGGCTTTTGAAAGGTGCAGGTGGCGGTTCTGTGTCGGCAGCGACTGCGGGTACGGACTATCTTGACCCGGCGGCGATCGGTGTGACGGTGCAGGCGTATGATGCTGACACTGCCAAGACTGATGTGGCGCAGACGTTTACTACTCCGCAGCGCGGCACGATTACGACGGATAACGACGGCTCGTTCGATCTTAATATCACGAACAACTTCAAGTGCACCCCGGCTGCAGGCTTTACGCTGACGTTTACGAACATCGCGGGTGCGGCTAATCAGACTGGTCAGATCATTCT